ACCGATTCTTGTTATGTTGTATATTTAGGAAGAACATCTCAAACTGTATCACCACCTGACGGAAGTTTAGCAAGTTATTCTGGCAATGCTAGTCTTGATGGTGCAGTAACTATTAATGAAAGTAGTGCCGATGTAGATTTTCGTGTAGAATCAGGTGGCAATGCTAATATGTTACTTGTAGATGGAGGTAATGATACAGTTGTAGTAGGACAATCTGCTCCAGATACTACTTTGTCTGGAGGAACTCCTGCGTTTCAAGTTATAGGTTCAGGATTTGATTCTAGTGCAGCTTTTGTTAGAAGACAAAGTACTCAGTATGCACCTTCTATAATGTTAGCAAAAAGTAGAAGTGTTTCAGTTGGTTCACACACAATTGTTCAAGATAATGATGAACTTGGTGGTATTATTTTTATTGGTGATGATGGGACAGATTTAGATACTTATGGTGCAACAATACAAGCAAAAATAGATGGTTCTCCTGCAGCTAATAATATGCCAACAGAATTACTTTTTTCTACTAATGCAGGTTCTAGCACTGTTACAGAGCGTATGAAAATAGGTAAGAATGGAGATGTCACAATATCAGATGGTGACCTTATAATAGGTACAAGTGGACATGGTATAGATTTTTCAGCTACAAGTGATACAGCTGGTATGGGTAGTGAATTACTAGACGATTATGAAGAGGGTGATTTTACCCCAACAATGACTCCAGTTGATTCAGGTTCAATAACATTAAACAGTGGTGTTGATAGATTAGCTTATACAAAAATTGGACGCTTAGTTCACATTCAAGGATTGTTAGAAACAACATCTAAAAGTAGTCCAGTAGGAAGTATTATTAACATTGCAAGCTTACCTTTTACTCCTGTTAATGCTTCAGAATATGCTGGTCGAGCAGGGGGAGGTATGGCATGTCAAAATGTAGCAGGCAGTACAAATAAAACTGTGCAACCTTGGTATATTTTAGAAAGTTCTGCTATTATTTATTTACAACTTGATGCGTCAACAGTACATCCGGGTGGTTCACCTGCTTATAGTCAGTTTTATATAGACATTACTTATATGACATCATCATAGAAATTTAATAAAATTTACTTCTAGTGGATTCTAGGGGTGGACAGTCCATTAACCAAAAGGAGGAAAAAATGGCAAACGGAGACATAACTAAAGTAACCGAATATGATAAAATTGAAGTTGTAAGTACTTGGAATATTCAAGTGCGTAAAGCAACTGTAATAAAAGAAGAACAGTCTGATGGTAGTTTACAAGAATTATCACGTTCTTTTCATCGTCATGTGTTACAACCATTTAGTTCATCAAAAGATGACGATGGTAAGTGGACACATACAGCAACCGATATTAGTGGTGAAGATGCTTCTGTACAAGCAATTGCAAATGCTGCTTGGACTGATACAGTTAAAAACAATTATAAAACTTTTGTAGAAGCACAAACCACACCATAAACATATAGGATAGCAAATGCCGTATATAGGAAAAACACCTACACAAGGTGTCAGACAAAGATACATGTACACTGCTACGGCAGGTCAAACAACCTTTAGTGGAACAGATACACAAAATCTTACGTTGTCTTACAGCGACAGTAATTTTATTGACGTGTATCAAAATGGTGTACTTCTTAAAACAGGCACAGACTATACAGCTACATCAGGTACATCTGTTGTATTAACAACAGGTGCATCTGTTGATGACGTAGTTGAAATGATTGTCTATGATGTATTTGCATCAGCCGATTTCTTTAACAGAACAGATTCAGATAGTCGTTATGTAAACATAGATGGCGATACTATGACTGGAGATTTAACAGTACAAAATGCTACGCCAACCCTTAAATTTACTGATACCGATAATAACTATGATGCAACGATACAAGGATTGAGTGGCTCTTTAGTTCTAACAGCAGATAGTGGTGCTGAATTTGGCACTGAAACTATACAGTTCAAAACTGGTGGTTCACAAAATATGACATTGGATGCAAGTGGAAATTTTTTAGTAGGTACAACTGAGGCAACAGCTTACAATAATAGTTCAGATGTTTATGGCTTTAATGTTTATGCAAATGGGCAAATTGCATCTTCTGTAAATGGAGCACAGGCAGCTTATTTTAATAGACAAAACAGTGATGGCACTATTATAGATTTACGCAAAGATGGCACTTCTATAGGAGATATTAGTACTAATGCAGGATATGTAAAAATTAATAGTGGTAATTCAAGTTATGGTTCTGGAATAGAGTTTCATAATTTAAAATCAATACCTGTTGGTGCAAATGGTGCAGCATCTGATGGAACTGTAAGTTTAGGTGATACTGATAGGCGTTGGAATAATGTATATTTAGCAGGTGCTGCATATATAGGTGGTACAGGTAGTGCAAATGCACTAGATGATTATGAAGAGGGTACATGGCTACCGGGAATTGAGTTTGCTACAGCTGGGGGTACAGCAAGTACTGCTACTAGTTCCTATACAACAGGTGGATATACTAAAATTGGTAAGGCGGTATGTGTAGAGTTTAACATTAGTAATCTTTCTTTTGGAAATGGTACAGGTAATTTAAAAATTACAGGATTACCATTTACTCCAAGTGGAACTGGTGCTTACTCAGGTAAAGCTAATGCGTCTTCTGGTCACTTAACTTCTGCTACAACTGCAGCAGGTTATTTAGATATTGTAAAGCTCTATGGTACAACTACGGGTTACTTTTTTATGTATTCTACTGGAAATAGTGGAGCTGGTGCGTGGAATCATATTACTAATTCAAATGCTTCAACAATATCCTTAAATTCTGTGAATGGTAGTTTTACATATTTTACTGATTCATAATAAATATTTAACAAAAGGAAAACAACATGCCTAGAAGTAACATATTATTAGGTGGACAAGAATTTAAATTAGATGCTGATGCTGATACTTCAATCACTGCTGACACTGATGACCAAATTGACATTAAAGTAGGTGGTGCAGATAAAGTAACTATAGATAGTGTAGGTAAGGTTAAGTTTAGTAACTTTATTTCTGTAGGGCATACAAACGCACCTAGTTATGGAGTGGATATTCAAACGGCTGACACTACTGCTTATGGTATGAGAATAAAATCTACAGAAGAAGGTGGTTCAGCTTTAATAAGAATGGAGTCAGACCAAGCTGATGACAACCATGATTATAGAAATATAATATCAGATTCTAGTGGTGATTTTCGTATACAAAGTTATGCTACTGGTTCTTTTGTTGACCAATTTAAAATAGCTAGTGGTGGAAATGTAACAATATCCGATGGCGATCTTGTAATAGGTACAACTGGACATGGTATAGACTTTTCTGCTACTGGTGATGGTAGTGGTACAGATACTAGTGAACTACTAGATGATTATGAAGAGGGTACTTGGACACCCCTCGTAAGAGGTTCAAGCACAGCAGGCACAGCTAGTTATTCTACACAAATTGGTAGGTATACAAAAATAGGTAATTTAATTCATGTTAATTTTGTTCTTCAATATTCTATTACTAGTGCAGCAGGTGATTTGGAAATAACTGGTTTTCCTTATTCAGGTAGTGGTGGTGAGCCAAATGATGTTGGCGTTTTACAGCATAATCAAGCAGGAGCAAGTTATGCAAGTAATGTGACTAGTTATGTTCCTTATATGTCTAGTAATGTTATGTCATTTAGAGGAAATAAAAGTGACGGAACAGCATTTGCAAGTTTAGCTATTCAGAATATGGAATATATGAGGGTTACTTTTGTATATACTCAAGCCTAATTAAATATTTAACAAAGGAATAATCAATGACTAAAGCAGCAGATTTAGCAAACCTTATAGGAAACATCAATGCAGGTGGTAATGGAACACATAAAAATATCATTATTAATGGTTCTATGAAGATAGCTCAAAGAGGTACTTCAAGTGCAAGTGGTGGATATTATACTGTTGATAGATGGACAACTGCGTATAGTACTAGTGAATTTGCAACTACACAGTCACAAGAAACAGATGTTCCTTCTGGTCAAGGATTTACTAATTCTTATAAATTTGTTGTAACTACACCAGAAACTTCTTTAACTGGCACTGACTATGTTTCAATGGCTCATTTTGTAGAAGCAAAAAATCTTCAACATTTATCTTATGGTACATCAGATGCAAAACCTTTGTCTCTTAATTTTTGGGTTAAATCTAGTGTTACTGGAACATATGGTGTTAGTATATTTCAGAATGATGCAAGTAGAAACATTGTACCAACATATACAATTAATTCTGCAAATACTTGGGAAAATAAAACACTTAGGATTCCCGGTGACACTAGTGGACAAATAGATAATAATACTGGTACAGGTTTTTCAATGTATTGGTTATTAGGTGTTGGTCCATCCTATACTGCAGGTAGTGGTAATAATTCTACTTGGGGTGCTTATTCAACTGGAAATTTTGCAAAAGGACACACAACTGACTGGGCAGAAAATAATGGTGCAACATTTTTTTTAACTGGTGTTCAACTAGAGGCAGGGCAAAATCCAACAGAGTTTGAGCATGAATCTTTTGCAGAGACATTGACTAGATGTCAGAGATATTATTATAGAATTGGCCCTGAAGCTGCTTATACAAGATTTGGAATAGGTAGTAATTTAGGCACAACACAAGCAGAAATTTATAATTATCTTCCTGTTAATATGAGAAGTAATCCTTCTGTAGAAACCACAGGAACTCTAAGTAATTATGCTTTATACGATAGTGATGACGTATTAACAGCTACTAGTATAGCTATAGAGGGTGGAAATAATGACGGTAATCAATTAGTAATTTTAGATGTGGGAGTTAGTAGTGGACTTACAGATGGTGGTTCTAGTCAATTAATGGCTAGTAATAATAGTAGTGTTTTTTTAGCATTTAATTCGGAGATATCATAAATGAATAAAATGAATATAACAAACGCAAAGTATCATAAAAATAGATTAACAAAAGAAAATATTTCTATAAGTTGCATAATTGATGGTACTCATTTTAGTGTTCCTTTAGACCCTGACAACACACACTACGCAGAAATACTAGAACAAGTAAAAGCAGGTACATTAACAATAGCAGATGCAGACTAAGGGTTTTAAACTATGTTCGACCCTATTACTATTGGAGCTGCATTAACAACAGCAAGTACAGCATTTGCAGGTCTTAAAAAAGCATTTCAAGCAGGTCGTGATATAGAATCTATGACAGGTGATTTATCTAGGTGGATGGGTGCAGTATCAGATATAGAACAAAAAGAAAAATCTGCAAAGAACCCTCCTATCTTTCGTAAAGTATTTGGGTCAGTTGAACAAGAAGCACTTGAAGCATTTGCTGCTAAGAAAAAACTAGAAGAACAAAGATACGAACTTAAAACTTTCATTCAATTTACACATGGTCATAAAGCTTGGGATCAATTGTTAGCAATGGAAGGTAAGATTAGAAAAGCTAGACAAGAACAACTGTATAGAAGACAAGAGTTTAAAGATAGATGTATAGAGGGTGTGTTTATACTATTTTTAATATGTACAGTAATAGGACTAGGTTGGCTTGTTTGGTATCTAAAATCAATTCAGGAGTAATACATGGAAATTAGTGCATGGATGTTTTGGAATATTATATTAACATTAGTAATAGCTCCTGCTGTATGGGCATTCAGAGGACTCATACAGGAAGTAAAACGTATAGACATACTATTAAATAAAACAAGAGAAGAGTATGCTACTCGTAAAGAACTAAGAGATGATCTTACACAGGTTATGGATGCACTACACAGAGTAGAAGATAAACTAGATAAAGTATTGAGCAAGGATTAAGTAAATGGCAAAAAGAAAAATGACAGCAAGAGAAGCCAAACAAAACCTTGAACCTTTTGGTTACAAAGGTCCTGCTAAGTGGGCATCAATAGATGCTTTTGTAGAGGCTAATCCTAGAGCTAAAGCTGCAGTAACTGCTAATAGGGGGATGTTTGTACAAAGTGAGGCACTAGGTTTTGCACAAGGTGGATCTACAGGACCATCTGAAGAAGCTATTAAGAAACTAGCTGACTTACGATATTTGTCGTATAAAACTGGTGTGTCTACTGCAGAAATGAATGAAGCCTTAAAAGCTGTTGGTATAGATCCAACTTATAACAGATCTAGTATAGTTAGTGAAAATACTTATCAGAAAGGTCCTCAATATAATTTGGGTTCTGTAGAAGAACAAAATGCAAACTTTAATTCTAGTCACCCTGATGCTGATACCTCTAATTGGAAAGAAACTTCTGACGGAAGATATTTAGTTAATCCAAATTATAATCCTAACGCTCTTACAGATTTTTTAGCTAAACATGGTTATAGTGATAGTGGTAATCCATTAGAGTTTTATGGAGACAATAAAGCTACAGATCCTGTTGCTAATGCTTTTGTTGAAAAAGATAAACAAAAAGGAGCGTCTATTAATAATAACGCAGCTAATAAACTCTTTGCAGAACAAGTTATGGCTGATCAAGGTATTACTGCAGATCAAACTAGTTATGTAACTGTTGGTGAAATGGGTATGACTCTTGATGATCTTAAGAAGAGTTATAAAAGTAGTATACAAATTGCAAATGATGCTTGGGGTAAAAGTGGTTATGAACCAGAAGGCACAGACATATTAGATACAGTTTATTCTCCAACAAAACCTAAACCAGATCCAATACCATTACCTACTAGTATTCCAATAACACCTAATCCACAAGAGGTAGAACAAGCTAAGAAAATATTTGGAGCTGATGGTAAAGTTACATTACCTACTGGTTATCAACCTCCTAAAAAGACTACACTTGTTGAGCCACCACAATCTATAACTACTCCTGATTTTACAAAGCTACCATCAGGTGTAACTAAAGCACCTACTCAAATGTTTACTAATCAACAAGCTTCTCAGTTTAATCAGAGAGCTATAGATCAGGCTCAGTTAATTCAACCACAGACATTAGCAGAAAAGACAGCTGCAGGTATAGCACCTACAATACAACAAAGGATGTTTAAGAACCCACAAGGTATGACAACTTATGTTACAGGCACTGTAGGGGTTAATGGTAAATTTACACCTACTACTGCTATACCTCCCGGCTATTCACCTGTACAAACTTTTAGTTCTGGTGGTCAACCTACTGGATCAGTAACTTATGAAAAAAATCAACAAGCTATAATGGATCTAAATAATGCTTTTAGAGATCCTGAAACAGGTAATGTTAATATGTATCTTGCTCCTGATGGAGTTATGAGACCAGACCCTGAAGCTAGTAAAACTTACACTGAAGCAATGCGAGTTTTAGACAAAGAGGGTTATGATGGATTTTATAAATTTTTGGAAGAAAATGCACCAAATGCAGAAAATTTAAAATTAGAAGGTAATTGGCAAGATTGGGTATCTGAGGAAAATAGACAAAATGTTGTTGGTTATGATTATGATAAAGGTGAATATGTAGGAGAGCAACCAACACCTACTCCAACACCTAGTCCAACACCAACACCAGAACCAATTCCAGATCCTATTCCAACACCCACACCAACTCCAACTCCAACACCTACTCCTACACCTACACCTACTCCTACTCCTACTCCTGCTCCTGCACCTGTACAAGGAGTTACTGAAGTACCTACACAAACTTTTGGTCAGAATATAACAGATCAAGCATCTGACTTTAATCAAAGAGCAATACAGCAAGCTCAACTTATTCAACCTCAAACTCTTGCAGAAAAAGCTGCAGCAGGTACAGCAAGCACTATAGAACAAAGACTTTATAGAAATCCACAAGGTATGTCTACATACGTTACAGGAACAGTTAGTCCTGATGGTAAGTTTTCTCCTACTACTCCTGTACCACAAGGATATACACAAGCTCAACAAATGCAAGCAGGTGGTGTGGCTACTCAAACTTTTAATGCACAAAAAATGCCTCTTCCAATACAATTGTCACCCGGTTATGGTGGTAGTGGTACACCACCTCCTCTTACTCCACCTACTATTCCTACTGAACTACAAGCTACTACGGCATCTTACGTGCCACCTACAGTATCAACAGATGAAAAAAATCCTACAGTTAATGTTGGTGGACAACAGTTGACAAAAGAACAAGTAGCTCAAGGACAAGCAGATCTTACAGCAAGTGCAGTATTAAATCCTGCAGGTACAGTTGCTGCTGCTCCTGTTGCTAATATTAATCCTGATGCATCAGGCACTGTATTATCAGCTACTACAGGTCAAGCATTAGGCACTGCTCCTATTGTTACTAAACCTGCACAGGTAACTACAGCTGCTACAGCAGATACACCATCTAATGTTAAGGCTACTACTGCTGATCTTCAGAAAGCACAAACATCTGTTAAAGCAGCACTAGAAGGTGGTCTTGATCCACAAGCTATGATAGATAGTTTAGCTGATACACCTGCAGGTCAGTTTGGTGAACAAAAATTTAATCCTGAAACAGGTAAAATAGAAGTAAAAATGCCTATGGCAGTGCCAATGGTTATGAACCCTGATGGTACTATGCCAGAGCCACAATTTGAAACTAAAGAATTTACACCTGAAGAATTTGCAGAGCAGTATGGACTTGACACTAAAGACTTTACATCTGAAGGTGTACAAGCTGCTCAAAAATTAAAACAAAAAATAGATCCTACCACTGGTAAACCTATGGTTGATGCTCAAGGTAATCCAGTTATGGAGGCCGACTTAACTAAAGAAATAGAGGGTCAGGTAAAACAAAAACAAAAAGTAGATCCTGTTACTGGTCAGCCTATGGTGGATGCTGATGGTAATCCTATTATGGAAACGTATACAGATGTATCAGGTTTACAAGCAGCTAAGATAGATCAAGCTCAGACAGTAAAGGGTGCGCCCACTAGGGTACTCCAAGACGGGACTAAAATACAACAAAAACAAAAAGTGGATGCTGATGGTAATCCTGTAGTAGATGCACAGGGTAATCCAGTAATGGAAGATGTTTTAGATGCTAGTGGTAAGCCTGTTGTAATAGGTAGTGAATTAGTATCAGGTAGTGCTGTTGATCAAACTAAAGTGGGAGAAGCATTTGGTACTGGTGAAGTAAAAGCTGCATCTGTACAAGATGAACTGACTACTTTAATGGATCAGTTTGAAGGAGGTAATACACCATCTTGGGCTGCAGGAGCTATGCGTAAAGCAAACATGCTGATGGCTTCAAGAGGTTTAGGTGCATCAAGTATGGCAGGTCAAGCTGTAATACAAGCTGCAATGGAAGCTGCATTACCAATAGCACAGATTGATACTGCTAATAAACAACAGATGGCTTTAGCTAAAGCAGAACAAAGAGCTAAGTTTTTACAGCAAGATTTTGATCAAGCTTTTCAATCTAAAGTTATAAATGCAGCTAAGGTTAGTGAAATTGCTAACATGAACTTTAATGCTGATCAACAGGTAGCATTAGAGAATGCTAAGATGGCACAGACAGTAGACTTAGCCAACCTCAATAATAAACAAGCATTAGTAATGGCTGAAGCTGCACAGTTATCTCAACTTGAAACACAAGGTTTAAGTAATTTACAACAAGCTCAAGTAGAGAATGCTAAAAACTTCTTACAGATAGATATGGCTAATCTTAATAATGAACAACAAACAGAGATATTTAAAGCTCAAACAATAGCTAATACTATTTTAAGTGACACAGCTGCAGCTAATGCAAACGAACAGTTTAATGCTTCAAGTCAAATGCAGGTAGATCAATTTAATAATACTATGCAATCTCAACTTAATCAGTTTAACTCTGCACAACTTAATGCTATGAATCAGTTTAATGCAGGTGAAGCTAACGCAATACAAAAGTTTAACTCAGAGTTACAAAGTCAAAGAGAACAGTTTAATGCATCTATGTATGCACAGATAGCACAAGCTAATGCTAAGTGGAGACAAGATACAGAAACTATTAATACTGCAGCAGCTAATGAGAGTAACTTTCAGTATGCTAAAGATGTTAATGGATTAACTAATAAAGCTATTGATGAATTGTGGCAAAAAGAAAGAGACTTAATGAGTTATTCTTTTACAGCATCTGAATCTGCAAAAGATAGAGTTTTAAATATTGTTTTAGGGGATAAAACTCTTGAAGCAGTTAGACTTCAGTTAGAGGCAAAAGAAGATGCTGCTTTTACAGAAAATGTATTTGACCTTGTATTTGGTGGTTTATTTGGAAGTTCATAAACTCGAATGTTATTTAGGGTTTTATTAATTTTAGCTTCGTTATTATTATTATTAAAGGAAACAAGTATGGCTAGTATGTATCAAAAAGCTTATAATAAATTATTACAACAAGGGAGTGATACTTCATATCCGGCAAGGGTAGATAAATCAGCTTCACCAATGGCTAGACCTAGAGGTTTAGGAAGTCAGACTCCAAGTCCTGAATCACAAATAGCAAAAATACCAACAGATATAGCTATATACGAAAGATTTATGGATATTAGAGAACGTAATAGAGATTTAAAAAAGTTTTATGAAAAACAATTAGAAAGTCAAATGGGTGGGTCTGATAAAGTAAGTACAGAATTTAAAGGTAACAAGTTATTATTTCAACAACTAGTTGATAAGCATGAAAGTGGAGGGTCTTATAAAGCTTTACTTAATAACCAAAATGAAAATAAAGACAGTAAATTTTATAATGTAGATGTAACTAACATGACTTTAGGAGAAGTGATAAAATTTACAGGTGGTGGAGAAGGAAAAACAAGTCCTTATTTGCAGTATAATAATTCACAGTATGGTCTTAATTCAAGTCCTGTTGGTAGATATCAATTTGTTGGAGATACATTAGTTGATATACAAGACAGAGGTAATTTTGATATGGATCGTAAGTTTGATAAAAAACTTCAAGATGAGTTATTTGATTGGTACATGAGAGACACACTTCAAGTTACTGGGGATATAGATAGTAAAATAGATTCTGTTTTAGGTAGATGGGAAGGTTTTAAAAACGCTAGTAGAAAAGATATTGAAAAAGCTATTAACGAATTTACAATGAGGGGTGTAACAACACCACCAGATAAAAGTATATAGGAGAGTTTAAATGCAATTTAATAGGGCAATTCCGGGTCAGTCTTTAACAACACCCCCAAAGAGTGCGCCATACGAAAGACCACCACAAATTTCTGATCCTTTGGAAGCTTTAGACTATCACTTAGAAAGATTAGATGATCCTAAAGCTGTTGAAGAGTTAATGTTTTTTCTAGAGTTGGGTGTAGATTTAGTTTCATTAGTAGAAGGTGTGGCTCGTAATGCTGTTTTGGAAGGTATACACTCTATTGATATTAGTTTAATAATATCTCCAGTTATTCATGAATACATAAAAGGGTACGCTGATGCAATGAATATAGAATACGAAGAAGGTTTTGAAGATAGAGATCAAGATGAAAGAATATCCTATGCTAGGAATGAGGTACTGGCTAGAAAAGTTTTAAGTGAGATGAGTTCTAAAGATGATAGCGTAAGAATGCCACCTCAAAAGGATGAACCTGTTGAAGAGGAAATGCCTGAAATGAATACACCACCAGAAAAACCTCAAGAACAAACAACAGCACAACCCCAAGGATTAATGGCGAGGATGTAATATGGCAAAATTTTCAAACGTAGGTTTAAGAAACTTTATAGATAAGACAAGAGCAAGAAGGGATTCTAGAGAAGAAGCCATTATGAATATCTATGCTAAACATGGTGGTATAGGACTTCGTAAAATATTTGGATCTGATTATAGAAAACCTGATCAAACAGCTGATGCATTTAATATGCAAGATGTAGATACTGATGATATCAAATATTCATCCAGTAAAGCTCAAAGTCAAGCATTGGCATTAAAAAGATTTGGAATGAGTGAAGAAGCTATAGCTAGATTTGCTGCTAGTGGAGATCCTACAGTTTTTGAAAGACTTTTAAAAATTGTAAATAACCAACGTAAATTATACGAAGGTGAAGGTTTAAAAATGCCTGAAGAAATTATAACTCAAATAGTTGAAGAGTCTACTATATCAGGACCTGCATCTAGTGGTAGAATAAATATACCTGCAATAGAAAAATATATAGGAAGAGAACTTGATACTTTGTATAAGGGGGTATTAGAACAACAAGATGTTACTGCAGGATCTGTAACTTTATTTGAACCTACTTTTGTAGAAAGTGTAACACCTAGTGATATTACATCAGCTATAAATTTATATTCAGATGGAATGAGGAGTAAAGCTCTGAGAGAAAAAAGGTTACTTCTTGCAGAAAAGAGTAGATTGAACAAAATTGAACAGAAAAACAGAACTGAATTTGAAAATAATCAGATAACTTTATTGAGTACTAGACTAGCTAGGATAGATGAGATTTTTCAAATGAAAGTTGAAGATCAATCTTTTGCTTTTGCAGATCTTTATGGAAATAGTTGGATGAGAGGTTTTATAGAAGAAAATCCTAAGTATAAAGTAAAAAATTTTCCTACAATTTACACAGATGCTATGAATATATATCCTCAAGTATCTAGTGATGCTATGGGATTAGCTTTGTTAAGAGCTGGAGTGTTTGAAGATGGAACTATTGTTCAACTACCTGATGGAGAAACTGTTAGGTTAAGTATCAAATGAGAACTTTATCTTTAAATAATACTGCCGATAATATTAGAACTATATCTTTACTTGATGGTAACGAAGCTCCTAAAGAAGAACATAGAACTATTTCATTAACTGATTTAGGGAATATTGATACTGTTAAAAATGAAGGTTCTATAAATTACTTTGATTTAGATAAAATTTATGAAGAGTACGGAAGAGATTTAACTAAAGAAGATATTATTAATGATGAACGTCTTATGGATATTGTTCGTACAAGTCTTGAAGGTAGATATGCACCGGGTGGTTTATTAACTAAAGGTAAAAGAGCTGCTGTAGGTTTAGCAGGTGGAGACATTGGTGGTCTTAGTGGTAGAGACTATCGTAATATGGATGCAGAAAAAGCTTTTGAGATCTGGCAAAACTATCAAAGATCTTTTGCAGGTGGACAAACAGTAACCACTGCTAATGAGATAGCTTATACTATAGGTGCTAGTGATGATATTAAGATGAAACTAGGATCAGGGTATAAATTATTTGACATGATGGGTAATGCTATTACTGGTGCTTTTAAAGGTGAAAGTACTTTTGCAGAAATGGGTGATGCAGTATGGGACTATACAAAAGCAACTGTGTATGATCCATCAACACTATTAAGTTTTGGTTTAGGAAAAGTTTTTGGTTTTGGTGCAGCTAAAGCTTCAGGATTAGCTGCAAGAACTTTAATGATTAAGGCTTATCAAGACCAAATTAAAAAAGGTGTTGGTAAAGCAACTGCTATGAAAACTATTGGTCAAGCAGTAAAGAAAGCATTACCTTTCGCACTAGCAGATAGTGTTATTGGAGCAGGCACAGATGTAGCTTATCAAATGCAACTGATAGATGTAGGTGTTCAAGAAGAATTTAGTAAAGCACAAACTGCTATAACTGCAGCAGGTAATATGGTGGTGATTCCTGCTCTTGTTGCAGGTGGTGCAACATTTAAAGAGATAAGAAAAGCTATAGGCAGTTCTCCAGAAAAAAAGGGTTTAATTTCTAGGAATCTTCAACAGATTTTAGCCTACGAAGAGTTTGATAAAAATCTTTTAAAAATGAGTGTTGATGATGCTGAAAAACTTCTAAAGAATAGAGTTAAAAAAGAAACTATAAAGAAATATGTAGATAGAAACTGGGGTCTATCTCAAAAAGAAAGCAGAGATTTTCTTACTTGGCATGAAATAAAAGAAGAAGCTTCTAAGAATATAAAGATAAGGGGAGAAGATCTATTTGAAGATGAAACACAACAAGCATTTTTTAGATACTTTTGGCTAGGAGATCCCGATAAAGGTACTCAAGGTTTTTATGAAGCGTTAAAAGATGCAGGGTTTGTAGTTCATAAAAGTATGCAAGAAAAGTATGGAAGCACTACTAAAATATTTTCACAAGCTATTAGAGATTTTTTAGATGAGGATCAGGCAAAACAAATAATTGAAAAGTTTGAGAAAGATACTGGTCGTCAATTAAAGTTTTATACTAAAGGTGTAGAAAGACCTGATGGAGTTATTGAATCTAAGATAATAAAAGACATAACACCAGATACTTTAGCTGATCAGTTTGTAAAGCAGACTAGCACAGCCGGTAAAAAACTTTGGGCAGTTGGTCATATGGCTAAGTTAGAAAAAGGTCTTCGTAATAAAAAGAAGAAACTAAATGCAAAGGAATTAACTGATATTGCTGCAGGAAAAACAGACCCAAAAGATGATCCTAAATACTTTCAGTTTACTTTATCTACTTATAAAAGATTATTAACATCACACTTGTCAACTACAGGTGCTAACATTAAGGGTTTTACACAACTAGTATCTATTAATACTGCTGCTGATTTTGCTACTGCAGCTATTAATATGGGTCAAGGCACTATTTATAAATTTGTTGGAAATGCCAAGGAAGCTGAAAGATACTATAATAGAGCATGGGGTTCAGCAATAGGTGCTATTAGAAGAGGCTTTGATGTAATCTCTCCAGATGTACCTATGGAGTATGCAGATTTAATATTAGAGGCAAGTCCTGAAACAATGTCTAGACTCTTTAGAGATGTTGCAGGAGATGGTGGTATTCAAAATTCATTAGAAACCCTAAACATGGACAAAGCAGGTAAAGTTTGGAGAGGTGCAGATGCAATAACTAAAGGCGCACAAACTTTAACACTAGTAAGACTACAAGATTCTATTACTAAGCGTTGGGCATTTGGTGCTAATGTTAATCAAGCTATTATGCGTGAGTACGGTGTAACTGCTAATCAGTTTTTAAAGAGGGTTGATGCAGGTCTTGAGATGGCATCAGATAGATTTAAAGAAAATGTATTAGAAAAAGCTTTATTTAGAACACAGAGAGAAACAGCATCTGTGAACTGGTCTACACTTCCCGGAAAAGAGGGTATGTTGTCAGCTAGAAGATGGGCAAAAGGTTTAGAAACTGCAACAAATAGAAGTCCTATTGGTTTCGTTGTTCCTTTTGGTAGTTTTATGAATACTGCTGTTGCTACTATGGCAGACTATACTGGTATTAATACTTTAAGACTTGCTTATAGAAAAGCTACTGGTTTAGAACTAGACTTTGCTACCAGAGAAGGTGCAGAAATTGTAGGTAAACATGCAGCAGGTTGGGCATTGATAGGTATTGGTGTTTATGGTGGTGATGTATTAACTGCTGCAGAAGGTCAGGGTAGTGGTGGAGCATTAGAAAGAGTCAGAAATGGATTAAAATTTAATCAAGATTTATTACCTGACGGATCTGTTGTAGATAGAAAATATGACTGGCCTATGTCAGCTATGAGACTTATATCACAAATACTAGCTCATGGAATAACTAAGGATGGTAAGTTTGATAAAAGTCAAATACCGATGGATTTATTAGGACCTCAACTTATAGATCAAATAATAGGTCAAGCAGTCAGAGATGTAGATGGTATAACACAAAGTCTTTCTTATTCTTTAGAAGAAGCATCTAAGGGTAACTTTGATCCAATGCTTGAAATGGCAGGTGCAGGTTTGCAAAGAAGTATACAAGGTTTTACAAGACCACTTGATCCTATTAATACTGTTGTAGGTTTTATGAGGGATAGGGAAATGAATCCTGATTTTACTCAGGCAGAGTTAGGTTCTACTACTAGATATATAAATAACCTATTACCTACAGAAGAACTACCATCAAGAGCTGATCCTATTACAGGCGATCAAAAGACTTTTGATTTAGGTAAACAACTATTGGGTACTAGAATGCTAGGAACTCCTGATGTTGTAGAAAGAATGATTAACTCTGTTGGAGCGCAAAGTTTTTTTGATGTATTTAGAATGACAATACCACCAAAATTACGGACTAAAGTTAATAGAGTTGCAGCACCTTTCTTTGAAGTAGCTGCTATAAAATACTTAAACAGACACCCTAACTTTTTTGAGCTACCTTTAGATCAAAGGCAAAGAATAGTAGACAAGATGACATCTGAAGTAAAATCTAATACTAGAAAATTTATTAAAGATGGTATGCCTAAAGCCTATGATTTAATAATGTTATTAGATGATAAGAATAAAGATAAACTTAAAAAGGTTATGAACTTTTTAGAAATAGATCAGGATCTTGAAGACATGCTTGATGATCCTGATGCTGTTCCTACACTATTAAGAATTAAAGCTCTTATAGATAATTATGATGACATATTTTTTGGAGATTTAATGTTAAATTAATCCTCTTGATCTAATAAATTATCTGCCCACTCATAAGACTCTTTAGCTACTTCTACTTTATTTGTTTTACCCTTAGCAATTAGACCTGACATTGCTTGTCCTGCAAGATAACGTCTAGTTGTTAAGGGTTTTGCTTTTGTAGTAGGTTTTACTAGTCGTAGTCTACGAAAATTTTTAGCTTCCTGTTCTAAATTTTTCCACTTCATCTCTTTCTATCCACCTATTTTTAAGTCTATTTAAATACCATAGTGCTTTATCAATGTCTTGAAGACCATTCTTATACTCACATCTCCACAAATACTTTAATACATTTGCAGCATGTGGTGCTATATCGCCAGACATTTTTTCTGTCATAGCTTCTATGGCTTCAATACATTCTAAATTACCCCTGTTATAATGCTTAGGATTATTGACTGGATCGTTTTTCATAACTCCATATTCTCCTGTAAATATTTCACCACCTTTATCGTCAAGATAACCACCCATTGTAGGATTGCAGATCTCACATTCAGGGCAGTTTAGATCATCATCTAAATAATTACCACACATAGAACAAGTATCTTTAGCATGTATTGTAACCATATTACACTCCTATATCTACAATCTCACATGAGTCACCACTACAAGCCATAGTTTGACTGCCTGATGTGGTATCGCTTATCTCGTATTCTCTTAACTTAGACCAGTTAATTCTAGTATTCATTTTAGAAAGCATATCATCATACTCATCTTTTGTACACTCTTGATAAGGTGCTTGCTGATAAACATGATCAGAGTGTGGTAAGAAAGACACACCTGACATTTTGTCAAAGTGCTTGAATACAAATGCACCTACGTCTAGCCACTCATTTTCTTTAACAGTAACAGTAATAGATGGTTTATGCTCACACCAATGCTCTTGATATATTAACCAGATGTTTAACTGATCTATAGCAGATAGTTCATCTCTAACTCTAGAACCTTTAGGTGATTTCATAGGAAAGCTAAATACTGTAGTAGTATCAGGTTTCATTACACATGGTTCACTAGGTACACCTTGATCTATCATAAACTTTGTTAATGGATCTTTGTTATCACCACGCACTGTTCTTATGTAATACTTAGAATGTCTGGCATGAATACCACTTGCTGAGTCACATAACTGTGATACTGTACCACTAGGTTTAACACAAGTAATAGCAGTGCTTTCTTGTATACCAAACTCTTTAGCATACTTTTTATTAGTATCAATAGCTACTTGTTTAAATCTTGGTAGTCTTTTATCCATATCAACTAGGTTACAATTAGTATGTATGTTATCCATAATACCTGTTAGACTTACACCAAGAAGTCTTTCTTCTTCAGTATTGTTTCTCCATATTTTTCTTAGGTATGGAAAGTCTGTAAGTGTAGCTTGAGCTGTTCCTAATATAGTAGCAAGTCTAATTTTATTTTCTATATCTTTGTCCCTATCACCCTCTTTTACCACAACCTCTGTTAAGTTACAGAATTGATAAGGTCTTAGTATTATTTCACTACAAGGGTTAGTACCAAAGTCATAGTTAGGATCTCGTCTTTCATTTTTTGCAGCTTGTTTCTTAGCAGATACTCTATTGAAGATACCTCTCTCACCTGACTTAGATTCTACTAGTGAAGTCCACTCTCGTAAGAATGTTTCAGAGTCAGGCTTATCTGTATAGACCACAGAATTATTAGACAATGCCATGTGTGGTGCAGTCTCCCACCATTGACCAGTCTTAGCATGGCGCATTCTTATATCAGATAGGTTAGACAAACTAATCATGGCTGATCTTCTAACACCACCTACTACTACAATTTCACCAACTTTACACATGATACTGTGACAATCATAGCTAGATAGCTTTCTACCTTTTGCTTCTTTAAACATATTAATAGTAAACTTAAACAGATCTACAAGTGGAGCAGGACCTGATGCTCTACCACCAAATGTTTTTAGTCTAGCACCTGCAGGTCTTATTAAACTAACATCATAGCTTGGTATTTCACCTGCATATAGTAACGCAATAAGCATACGGAATGCTCTTGCCCAACCTTCTTTACTGTCTCTAACGACAATAGTAGTTTGACTTTCAGACAATACTTCAGGTACTTCTGGTAGCTTATCTACATACTGTCTTTCAACTGAGAACCCTACACCAGTACCACACAGTAGTATGTACATAGCTTCATCAAAAGCTTTTATATCATCTACTGGTAGATAACTACAGTTATAACCTGCTGTATTATCTCTATCTAAAGCTTTACCTGCAGTCATTAAAGCTCTCATAGATGGCATAACATCTAGGTTGTGTATAGCTGCCCATATGTCGTTACTATCTTTGTCATTTAGGCCAACTTTTTCAGCCATATAATCTACATACCTAGTAACAGTTTCACTCCACGTTTCTCTTCTACCCTCGTCATCTAGCCAACGTGCATATCTTGATGTTGCAATAAAGTTTTGGTAATCTGTTGGTAGTGCATTACTCATCTATTATCTCCTGACCCTTGTATTTTATTTCTGTTTAATCTATCTTGTAGTTTACTAATATTTGTATTCATTACAGTTTGTAAATCAGAACCTATATGGTTAGCCAAAGCAGTAACGTAAAACAAAACATCACCAAGCTCTTTAACAATATCTTCTTGTGAATAATTTTCATCTCTAAAATGTTTCTTTATTTTTTCTGCAACTTCTCCAGCTTCTCCAACTAAACCTAGTGTATTTTCTATCAGTCTAATATTACCTGATGTAATAATTAATTTTTCTACTTCTTCACAATATGTTTTAACTTTCAATCTCTTCTCCTTACCACGTCTATATCTTCAATCTCTAGGTCATCCACATCATAAAGAGCAGACTCTATTATATTAGTAATAGTATCTATATTAGATGTGTCTCCTACTTCTAACATGTTAGAGTCATCATCTACGTTTATGTTTATTACAACTTCATACTTCATAACAAGAACCCCTAGTTATACTTAAATATTATTAAATGTCAACTGCCATATTCAGCTTTTAATCTTTCTAATGAAACAAATTCTGGATCGTATGCACCATTACTTATGTTTCTTTTAATTACTACACCTTTCCACCACTCTAAATTAGCTTGTCCTGCCCACCCCTCTTGACCACCTTTAAAACAACCTGCTACTAATCCTATAGATGGGCTAGGAAATGCATCATCTTTAAAGTAAAGATGCCTTCTGTGACTGTGTCCTACAGTAGTAGAAGAGTGTCTTTTCTTAATCAAACTATAAGCATGGTGTTCACCTGACATAGCAGTACCGTATGCGCCAGTTGCTATGTAGTGTGCATAAGATACACCATCTTTTGTAAATACATCTGGTGCTGAGTTTCTATATTCATAGTATTCATCAAACCAAGTTTTAGTTTGGAGGTGACTAAAACTAATACCGTATTTTAAACCCTCTAATCTAGGATCAAAACCCACAGCCTTTTTTATTCTATGCTCATGATTACCCTCTGCTCCAAAGAAAGCAGGTCTTTTTCTCTTCATCTTTTTAAACTTATATCTAATACGTTCTTGAGAATCGTTATAACTATTAATATCTTTTTCATAGTTTTGTGATGCTATTGCAGTAGGGTACTTTGTATCGTAACTGTTTAGTGATCTCATGTCTGCTCCATCTCCAAGATCAATTACATAGTCAGGTTTAATATCATATATCATTTCACCTAGCCAAGTAAATCTCTCATTAGATACCTCTGGATCTGCATGAGCGCATGTGTATACTACTGCTGTTTTACTCATGATAAAAGTCCTGTATAATTACTGTCCCTCATATCTATTTCTAATGCCTCCATGTTGTTGTCAAAATAGTTCTTCCATTGATATACTTGATCAAGAGTTTCAAAGAAGAACTCATGATCTATAAGCTTGCCATCTACTTCTACTTTACAAACAGCAAACCATTCTAGTTCACCTATATGAGGATACTCTTCAATATCTTCAGGTGGTAAATCTGTATAGTGATATGGACCTTCTGTCATTGCCCATATTTTCATCTTCTTAATTTCCATTTATTTTCCAATCTTTTAATAAATCCATGTAGTGTTCTAATCCTATCATTACAACCCAAGGTCTATGATCTGATCTATAGAATACTACTGGTTCTCCACCTTTACTTAAACTATGACTGTGTGCTTGTTCCATGTAAGTATACACAGTTTTTAATTCATTCTTACGTCTTTTAACTTCTATTGATAATGGTATTCTTTTTCTAGCTTGTGGAGAGAACTGTATATCTGCACCTGTATCACCCATAATAGCAGATTTAATATCATCTTTTTCAAACTGAGGAAAAGACTCTAGTAATTTGTCACGTATTTCTTGTTGACCTAGTCTGCCTTTTGCTTTAGCTGATCTGCTCATCTACTACCTCTTTTACTTTAGGTTTATTTTTTACCTTGATAAGAAACTCAGGTCCATAAGAATACAGAAAAGTTCTCATCTCAGGCCAACAAGTTTTCTTGTATTCACAGTAACTACATTGCACACTTAGCTTAGTGTTAGGACTAGTTTTAGATTGTGGTATTGGATCTATTCTATCTTCTGGTATATCTCCCTTAACCATATCTTTTACTTCTAATATTTCTTTCTCTTTAGTTTTTAACTCTTCAGAGAAATCATAAACATCCAAACAAACATGTCCATTCTGTTTATCAACTGCAAGAAAAGCACCATGTGTTTTATTAGTAACAAGTGGATCATCTTTACCTGCGTAAACATATGAACTAAGCTGTGATATATAACCGAATGGATCATCATCTCTTAACCTACCCTCTTTGAATTTTTTAAAAGCATAACTACTACATGACTTAACGTCAACTGTCATACCATCTATGATAGCATCTCTGTGACCTTTAACACCATGAACATCTAGTTTATCTTGCATTCCCTCAACCTTGTGTCCACTAGCAGCAGTTAAACATAGTATTAATTCTTCAATCATATCCCCATAAAAAAACTTTAGAAGTGTGTATGCTTCTAATGGTTCACCTTTACCTACAAGATTTATTTTGTACCACAGTTTACGTTTACATGGTGTTCCAACTGACGACAAAGATAGATAGGATCTCGGCTCTTGTGGTTTTACAAACCTCTGGCAAGAGAGCATTGCTAACTTAGAACTAAAGTGTCTAGTAACAGCTGCATTCCAATTGCCTTCACCTTGTATAGTAGAGTAGATATCTTCTACTAGTGTATCAATCTTTTTCATAAGGTGATCCTTTATGTTTTCTTTTTCTAAATAATTTTTTAAGTTTTACGGGAATAACCTTGAGACTAAACTGAGGAGATTGTAAAGATTTAGCCTCAAGGTTTCTAGGTTTAGGTCTCTTAAAAGAGTACTTCTTCACTGGTTGCCTTAGATGGTTTTTTCGTAGAGGGAGGTACGTCACCATCGTTTTGTGGTTGAATATACTCTACATGCTCAAGGACTTTTACTTTTTCTAGTCTAGTACCTACGTTCTGATACTTGGGTATATCATATACAGATAGGTGAACTTGAACAGTAGACCCATTACCAATCGGTCCATCTTCATCATAGCTCCAAGGTGTATCATCATTCTTTACAACAACTGGTGGACCACATTCCCAATCATTGTTGGTCTTGAACTTTCTATCAAAAGTTATCTTCTGACCCCTACCTTGAGCATCTACAACACCTTTCTTCATAGACTTAGAAGACTTTAGTTTACTAAAGTTATCCTTGTCCAATATTACATCAATAGTACAAGCACCATCACTTGCTTCATATGTACCTTGTGCTTCAGGTGTTGGTTTATAACCAGTCTTATCTCGATTTTGTTCAAATACTTTTGCCCACTCAGAGATGCCAGTTAATATTACTTTTCTTGTTGCCATTTAAGACTCCTATTATTTATCAAAAAGTTATTGTAACAAATTATTATTTGTGTTGTCAATAGTATTAATGTATTTCTGCATAATTTTTTCCGAATTGTACATCAATACCTAGTTGTACATTTAATTTAAGCTGTTCATTTAACTTATCAACTGCCCAATACAATGCATTTTTATGCTCCCTTTCTTCGCCTAAAGGGACTACGTTAATACTTTCATCATGGAACTGACCCACAATGTTTGGTCTTTTAGTACGATAGAATGCTACCCACTTGTCAAAGCAGTAAGATCCTGTGCTTTGATTAATAGTAGAGAATGCATCTTTCTCGTAGCGAAGACTATGCCAAAACTTACTAACTGGATTTTGTATCCACATCTCACCTGATACTCTTCGTATTGGTTGAGACTCAGAGAAAGCTTTAACAGACCAATTTCTTTTCCAGTAAGCATCAAGAAGTTCTTGTGCTTCACGTACAGACATACCTGTCTCTCTGGATAATTTAGCTGCACCTACACCATAGGTTGCAGAGTAATTAACTACTTTAAAATTTTTTCGTAGTGACTTCAAATCTTTTTCACCACTATTATGTTTATTAATATCATCTTGTGTAATCTTACCTGCATGTTTAGCAAGGTCTAAGTGTGGATCAAAACCATCTTTTGACATTTCTTCTACATACTTTGGATCGTATGGTTTCATGTAATGTCTTTTGGTAGTGTCTTCAAGAGAGGTCATATCAGCACCACACAATACAGTTTCATTAGGTGCTATCAAACAACTACGTATCTCTCTACCCCAAGGCTTATCAACTCCGGGAAGATTAACAAGAGGTTTCTTA